GTCTGGCGAAAAAAGCGAAAGAACAGGTCTCTGCGCGGGTGAATTTTTTTACCAAGAAAGTAACATCACGCCGTAACAACAGTGCGACCTGTCCTGATTTTTTTAGTAACCAAATGAAAGAAAAAGATTTTTTTCTTGTTCGTCGTTTTTGTTTTTTCTGGAAGGTTCTGGCTGTTTTCATCATTTGTGTATTGCACTGTGTATTGCAAAAACGGGTTATAAATCACATGGCGCTAAACAAACTGAGCGATAAAAAACTTCGTTCCCTGCTTGGACGCAGGAGTGAGAGGCAGGAAACCATCGCTGATGGTAACGGGCTTTCGGTACGGGTCAGTAAATACGGATGTGTTAGTTTTGTTTTCTTTTACAGACTGGCGGGAAGGGGAACCGCGCCCATCTGGCTGACACTTGGAAAATATCCTGATCTGAGTCTCAAATCAGCGAGAGAGATGCGCGATCAGTGTCGAACCTGGCTTGCGGAGGGCAGAGATCCACGGATTCAGATAAAAATTGAACGGGAAGCCACCTTGCAACCTGTTACCGTTCGTGAGGCACTTGAATACTGGCTTGATAATTATGCAATGGATAAGCGTAGGGGAGCAGAACATATCAGGCAGTGCTTTGGTAAACATATTTATCCGGTGATTGGTCATGTACCACTTAGTGATTGCTCTATATCTATGTGGATTAAGTGTTTTGACAAAATAAAAAAAGTAGCACCTGTACAGGCCGGAGCTTTGTTGCGTATATCAAAACAGGCGCTTAAATTTTGTAGGGTAAGAAAATACGCGATTAGTCATGAAATTGATGATCTTGAGGTCTGTGATGTGGGAAAAAAGTCTGCGCGAAGAAGCAGGGTTTTAACAGATGATGAAATCAGAGATTTATGGCGAAGTATTAATACTGATTATGACAATCACGAATTATCATATGAAAACCGAATTATTTTACGTTTCCTGGTAGTTTTTGGTTGTCGACTGTCAGAAGTATTACTGTCGTCCTGGGTAGAGTGGGATTTTGATAAGAAATTATGGCGCGTTCCCGCTGATCATAGCAAAAATGGCAGGGAAATAATCAGACCGATTCCTGATGGCATGTTTAACTGGTTAGTTACGTTAAAAAAAATAACAGGTAACAAAGAAAATGTGATTGGGTTTGATATGCGTCAGTGTACGGCAAGCGTAACTATCGGTAAGACATGGAAAAGGATGAAACACTCGGAGAAATGGACGGCGCATGATATGCGAAGAGTGTTTGCCACAAAACTAAGTGATCATGGTTTTGAACATAATGTGGTTGAACAGTTGCTTGGGCACACATTAGGCGGTGTTGCCGGGGTTTATAACAGAAGCCAGTATATGGACAGAAAAAAAGAAGCTATGAACTGGTGGTACGACTATCTGAATAAGCAAATTAGTGGTGACAGTAATGATTCAAATAGTTACGCGTGAAGAACTTGAAAATGATAAAACAATCGACAGGATGATTAAGGAAGATGAATGTGCATGGTTAACCGCTCTTGGCAGGAGACACAGATCGTTACTTGAAAAGGAAGGAAAATTTCCACGAAAAATATGTATTGGCCCACAAACAAAAGTCTGGCGCTTATCTGAGGTGCTGGAATGGGTAAAGGGTGAATGGAAACCCTGAGCTAAAGTAAATGAGATATAATCAACCCGTCTTTTGGCGGGTTTTTTTATAGGTGATATTTTTATGCAAAAATTTATTTATCCTACACCCGAAGAACGCATTCAGATTCTGAAAGATCATGGCGAACCGTATGATCGCCGTATACGCGAACATGAGTGTGCCAATCGTACCGGGCTTTCAAGAAGCAGACGTTGGGTACTTGAACAGGAGGGAGCATTTCCTGCTCGTGCTCATTTAGGGAAAGTGTCTGTTTCCTGGTTGCTCTCTGATGTGCTCTGGTGGGTTATGCATCCGCCAGGAGTAAAGGAAGTAAACAGCCCATACAAAAACGCCAATAAGTAATTACCGACAACCCCGCACCACGCAATGCGGGGTTTTTTGTATGTGAGGTAAAAAGCAATGAATAAAAATATTGCCGTGACGGGCAAGGGTGACGCACGTCATGTGAAAAAATTCTGTGATATTCGTGATCTGGTCGTTCTGCGCTTTGATGGCGTGGATGTTCGTGTGGTGTATCTGAACGGCGATCCGTGGTTTGTTGCAAAGGATGTTTGTGCTGCGCTGGAACTGACCAATTCGCGTACGGCGTTGCAGATGCTTGATGATGACGAAAAGGGAGTAAATTTAACTTACACCCCCGGAGGAAATCAGAATATGAGCATTATCTCCGAGTCAGGTTTCTACAAACTAATAGCCCGCAGCCGCAAAGCAACGACGCCTGGCACATTTGCTCATCGTTTCAGTAACTGGGTATTCAGAAATGTGATACCGGGTATCAGAAAAACGGGGGCTTATGGTATCCCGTGGGGCGCATTACAGGATTTTTCCCGCCGCAAAGAGCAATACCAGATAAGTGCCAGTGAGAAGGGGAGGGAGCTACAGGCATGTAAGCGCAAAAAGCGTGAGCTGGAGGAAGAAGAAAAAAGGCTGATACGTGAATACCAGCCTGAGTTTTACTTTGGTGAGCGTATTCAGTAACCACACGCGGTGTTGATTATACGGTACATCGTGTTGACCGGGAAGCTACCCACCAGCAAGGCAAAATCTTCTGCTAAAAAATGACATATGGCCAGTCGTCCGGAAAGCATGAAATTTTACAAAAATGGAAAATGAAGATTTTTATTGTGCTGGTGGGTAAAAACAAAAAGCGCCCCGTTGCCGGAGCGCCCTTGCGAACAATTAACCTACTGCGAAAAAAATGGATCAGTGCAGGGGAATTATATCAACCGTGTGGCGAAGCGCCACAATTGCCGGATAACAGGCAAAACAAAGGCCACCCGCTACGGTGGCCCCTCGACACAAGCTACACGTTATCCCCAACGCATGAGCATAGCCAACAATGCCACATTTGCGGCTGGTGGGCAATGTGATCAGTGTGCTGGCTTGCTGGTGGGCTATTCCTGCTCTTTAGTATCGCCATGCTGCGATGTTTTCCAGGCATGCGATCCCATTTTTGTGCGCCTGTACTCTTTAAGGAACTTTTCAAGGACAAACGCACATGGCGCGAATCTTTCCTGTTCATGTTCTCTTACCGCGTTTTTGCGTTGTTTTTTCCTGGATGAGGATAATTTCTTTAATGATTTGTCAGTCATCGTAGATACCTGTAACCCTGTGCGCCACAGTTCACCGCACCACGGCGCTGGTGATGGTTACTCCTGCTCTTTGGCCTTGCGCCGCTGGCGGCGTTTGATCTCGCCTTCTAATGCTGCTGTTACAAACTGCCCTGTACTTTCGCCTTCTTCTTTGACCTTATCCATTGCATCAACGATATGGAGTGGGACACGTGCATCTATTCTTTTCGATTTTGCATTTACTGATTTCGTTGCCATCTCTGATTTCCGATTGGTTTGGTGTCCGACAATGATAGCGATAAAAAAGATTAATGCAATGCTTGACGTGTCCCACACCATTAAAATAATATGTGTCCGACACTTGATTTTTATCAGTAATGAAACGACGAAACCCCGCACTGTTGGAGCAGTAACGGGGCTTCTAACCAAACCGTTAACTGGAGTAACGATTATGGCTGTAAGACAGCATACCCCACGACTTGCGCACACACAAACGGCCTTTGTGTGGCGTTTTCTGGCACTGAGTGCCGGAGAATCTCAAATCGTCCACGTAACCGCCTGGACGGAACGCGAAGCGCGTAACCGTTGCCCGTCCGGTTGTGTCGCTGTATTCGCCGCCCGTATTCGTCAGGAGGTGCGCCATGATTAACCTGTCACTTACCGACCTTAACCGCATTCAGTTTCGTGAGAAATTCACCGGGCAGCTACTGGTCAATGTGGATAAAGGTCGCGTGGTGTGTAATTACCACCTGCCAGATGAAGCAATTGTCGCAACAAGGGAATCATTACAGGAACTCGCAGAACGTGCCGGAATGATTAACGCGAATATTCAGGGGGTGAGACATGTGCAATAACACCCGTCCGGACGCAGCTGCCGAAGCTATCAGAACGCTGATGCACACGCTGATTGATATTTCATGCACGGCAGCAACCGCAGAAAAACACATTACCAGAGAGCCGGAATATACAGGGGCGATAATCCCGCATTCACTGGCTTACGCACAGCTTACCGCTGATATGGCGCTGAATGAGGCTAAAGCCATCCTGATTGCTGATTGTGAAAATGGCGGGGGCGATTATGCGAAATAAACATGATATTGAAGACCTGGCATTTGAAGCCCTGCACTCTGCGAAAAAAATCAGGGAAGTCGTCAATATGTGGATGAACAGCCTTAGCACCGATAAATCCGATAGCAGAGAAGAAATTCTTATTTCTTTGTTGTTAGACCTGGCAAATACACAGGTTTCTCTGACATCTGATATTGAGCTCGCCGCTAAAAAGCTGCCTCTGGAGTAAAAAAACATGAAAAAGAAAAATTCTGGCTTTACTGCCAGCGGTCACGCTCGGCCTGAAATCCGCCCCGGTGATATTTTCCGGGATAAATACGGCAGCACGATAACGATTAAAACCGTCGATGATTTTCGTGTGACCTATATCCGCGAAGGTTATGCGCATCCCTGCGTGTCGTCGCATATGCGCTTTGAAAGGGAATTCACCCTGGTAAGCAAAGCACCACCAGCGGACTTAAGCGACATCGACAGAATCATGCGCGTTACAGGTATGGAACGCATTAAGGCAGTACGTGAAATTATTCGTGAACGGGGAAAGGCAAAATGAAACTGGCGCCGAACGTAAAACTGTTACCGAAAGATAAAGGCGAGGATGCAGTGATTTTTGCGGGGGATGACGCATACAGCCACGCAGAGCATTACATGCAGGGCGGAGAAGCCAGAAAGCGCGGCGACAAAATACCACCTGTTTATCTCGGACGGCGTGACCTGGGTAATCTGGAAAACCTGCGTATTGTGGATGATGGTCGGTCACGCGCCATCGTCAGACGTGCCGGAAAACTGGATGACAAACTGGCGCTACAGATTGAAACCCTGCTGGCAGTGGCTGGTGTTAAGGAAGCCTGTTTTTGTGACGAGAACGGCGATTTACTGGAGGACTGGACACCACAGCTTGCCCGACTGAAAGACGAATACGAGCGCGGGGAAAGTCTGGTGTTGCCCTTAAAGAAAAAAATCACAGAAAGCCAGGGCGATGATGAATTAAAGCCCCGCGTTGAAAGCCGCGCCGATGGTGTTTTCTGGGTAACGCCAAAAGTGGACAAGCAGTCAGGCGAAATTATCCGGCCTGAGACGTGGTTATGTTCTCCGCTTGAACTACTGGGAACGGGGACGATCGGTAAAGAGCATTACCGCGTGATGCGCTGGAAAAAGCCAGCAAACCATGAAGTCATCACAATGGCGATCCCATGTGGTGGCATTGGCGACCGTGACGGCTGGCGGTTGCTGAAAGACCACGGCCTGAACGTGACAACCAACGGCAAATACAGGGCTATCCTGGCTGACTGGATGCAGTTAAGCGGAAACCATGAGGAATGGCAGTTAAGCACAACAACGGGCTGGCATTTTGGCGCGTACATCATGCCGGACGGTTCGGTCATTGGTGATTGCGAAAAGCCAGTCCTGTTTACCGGAAAAACGGCTGCTGTTAATGGTTATTCCGTGGCAGGAACGGCGGAGGGCTGGCGCGATACCGTTGCGCGGCTGGCTGGTGGTAATCCGTCCATGATGCTGGGTGTGGCGGTATCGTTATCTGCACCATTAATCGGGCTGGTGGGCGCTGACGGCTTCGGGGTACATCTTTTCGAACAGTCATCGGCAGGTAAGACCACAACGCAGAACATCGCATCAAGTTTATGGGGAGAGCCGGACGCGCAGCGGCTGACCTGGTACGGCACAGCGTTAGGTATCGCCAACGAAGCAGAGGCACACAATGACGGGCTTTTACCCCTGGATGAAATAGGCCAGGCCGGAAACGCGCGGGAGGTGTCCACGTCAGCCTATACGCTGTTTAACGGTTCCGGGAAATTACAGGGGGCAAAGGACGGCGGCAACAGGGAGATAAAACACTGGCGAACGGTGGCAATCAGTACCGGAGAAATGGACGTTGAAACATTCCTCAAAACGGAGGGGATAAAAGTCAAGGCGGGGCAGCTTGTCCGTCTGCTTAACGTGCCGATGGAAAAAGCCACGCAGTTTCACGAATACAGCACCGGAAAGGCACACGCAGACGCGTTAAAGGATGCCTGGACAGAAAATCACGGGGCGGCGGGGCGTGAATGGGTTAAATGGCTGGCAGACCACCAGCAGGAGGCAAAGGATACGGTAAGGGCATGCCGTGAACGGTGGCGCAACCTGATACCGGAGAGTTACGGCGAACAGGTTCACCGTGTGGGGGAACGATTCGCCATGCTGGAGTCGGCGCTGGTGCTTTCCGTCCATATTACTGGTTGGGATGTTCAGGCGTGCCGCGATGCCATTCAGCATAATTTTAATGCCTGGGTGAAGGAGTTCGGCACGGGTAACAGGGAGTTTAAACAGATGGTTGAACAGGCAGAGGCTTTTTTAGTGTCGTTCGGATTCAGCAGATACCTTCCGTGGCCCAACACCGACGAGCGTGATTTACCGATTAAAGAGCTTGCCGGATACAGAAAGGGGAGTATCAGAAACGAAGATGACGAGTTCCGTTTTTACACGTTCCCGCATGTATTTGAGGGTGAGATAGCACAGGGATTTAATCCGTCTCACTTTGCCCGCGCGTTGAGTGCTGCCGGAATGCTGGAAGCGGGTAACGATCGCCGTTACAAGAAAAAGGCGCTCGGCAAAATTGGGGGGAAGCAGCATGTTTTTTACGTGCTGATGTTCCAGCCTGAGGCAGAAGATTAACCCCCTGTGTGAGGTGAAAAGTTGCGGGTTATGCGGGTTATCCTGTGTATAAGTGCATTAACTGTATGAATAAAAAGGAAATTAATAACCCGCACGTAACCCGCAAAACGGCAGTTATAACCCGCAAAAGTGCGATTATAACCCGCAGAATTTCACCGTAAGGGTGTAAACAAGCGTAACAATCAACGTTAAAACCGGAGAACAGACAGCATGACAGCACAGATAGCGGCTTACGGGCGGCTGGTGGCTGACCCGCAGTTAAAGACCACCAGCAAGGGGACACAAATGGCTATGGCGAGTATGGCGGTTCCCCTGCCGTGCAGCCAGGCAGATGACGGAACGGCGACGATGTGGTTATCCGTCCTGGCGTTTGGCAGACAGGCCGACGCACTGGCAAAGCACCACAAAGGCGAACTCGTGAGCGTGGCGGGTAACATGCAGGTGAGCCAGTGGACAGGCCAGAACGGCGAAACGCGGCAGGGCTGGCAGGTTATCGCAGACAGTGTAATCAGTGCGCGAACGGCGCGACCGGGCGGCAAAAAAGGCCAGCAGGGCCAGGCTACTGACGCACTGAACAGGGCAAAACAACAGACAGGCCAGCACGATGATCCGTACGGGGACGGGATACCGTTTTAAGCAGTGAGGTACAGCATGATTAAAGACAGCAAAGCGGAAGAACTGGAGGCTAAAGGGCTGTACCGGAGAGCGGCGGCACGTTGGGCTGATGTTATGTGGCTGGTGAGCACTGACAAGGAGCGCGAACAGGTGGCAAAGCGTCGCGCGGAATGTATCCGTAAGGCAGCGCGCCAACCAGTCATACCGGATAATTTCGGAATACTGAAAGAGGCCATAAACCGCACACATACCGGGATGGGCTTACAGAAACCTGGCGGTGAGATGTTCAGGAACTACCCGAAAAAAAGGGATAATTGATAACGGTTGTTAACTGTTTCTGGTATCGTGGCAGCAGGAGGAAACATGCCAGTGACATTTGAAGAAGTCCAGCAACATAAAAAGCTTCATGATTTTGATGATCTGGAAACCACGACAGTAAAAAAATATCGCCGGCTGCTTTCTTCCGATGCGTTATTTTTTGTGGATCATCATGATTTTCTGCGTAGCTCACTGACCGGGGAAATTTTCGCAACCAACCGTGAGCAGGTGGAAGCGATGATCGAATATCTGTGGAAAATAAGGCGCAGAATGCGTGATCCCGTGAAACGGTAGAATAATAATGGCCTGGTATTTTCCAGGCCATTATTTTTAGAAGTCGATCTCTGTATCGCGATTAAATTCATCGCTAAGGTAAAGTGCTTCGCTTGGGCATTTTCCGTTTTCCAGTAATGTTTCCCAGAAATCTTTATCGAAACACCCCTCAAGATACAGATAGCGGCAAATGTGAAGTAAATCACTTCGTGTCCATCCGTGCATGCTGCTACTTGTTACACCATATTCACTTTCTAGTTTATAGAATGTGAGCGCCTCCCGGTCGTGCCAGGCTTTGCACAGACGATCGTATATCTTTTTAGCTTTGTTTTTAGATGTGCCGAAAAACTCTTCGTAAATTTCATGTGGGCGAGTAGGAATACTTCCGTCGCCATCCTGCAAGAAAGGATAAACATCTGCCTCCCAGGCATACACGTAAGAATCGCTGAACTCATCATAGTGTTTACCAAGGTGGAGAATCTGCAATCGTTGCTGAATGAACATTGCTTTTTTCAGTTCATTTTCTGACATAGTTCGTTCCTCCTGATTGACGAGCAGAAAATGTACGGAACAGCTTATTTATTTTTTCAGGTTTTGTAAATTATTTGTTCGTGGTTGTTCCAGGTTGTTCGGTGATTCTGGCTGATGTTTACATACTGATTTTTATGTATATGTTGGCGTGTGGCACTCAGACGTGAGCCGCCACAATGCCGCCTGACCCCCTGCGCGATGCCGGGTTGATCTGCGAGATGCCGAGAGTGTCGGGCGGCGCTCCCTCCGTGTTGGTTTCACGTCCTGAATCTTAACCAATACGAGAAAACCTTCATGAAGAAATTAATCGAACTCCGCCAGCAAAAAACCGCCCTGAAAAACCAGATGCGATCCCTGCTGGAAAAAGCCGACAGTGAAAACCGCAGCCTGAACGATGACGAGGGCAAACAGTTTGATGAACTGCGTGCAAAAGCCGATTCCCTCGACACAGAAATTTCCCGCCTCGAATCTGTGGCTGATGAAGAACGTAACCAGCCTGGTGTTTCCGTCGAAGAGAAAATAACCAAAGACGAACTGCGCTCTTACATTCTGACCGGGGAAACCCGCAACCTGTCCGGCAGTGTCCCGGCTGATGGTGGTTATACGGTTATCCCGGAACTGAACAGAGAAATTATGCGTCAGCTTTCTGATGAATCGGTGATGCGTAAAATCTGTACTGTTAAAACCATTCACAGCAATGAATTTAAGCAATTGGTTTCTGCCGGGGGTGCGGTCGTTGAACACGGCGAAGAAGGTGCGGCACGTAACCAGACGGCAACACCAAAACTGAATGAAGTCAGTATCCGCCTGTATCCGATCTACGCTTACCCGAAAACCACTCAGGAAATTATCGATTTTTCCGAAGTCGATATTATGGGCTGGTTATCTTCTGAAATTGGCGACACTTTCGTTGATACCGAAGAAACGGATCTGGTTTCCGGTGATGGCGAGAAAAAAGCTAAAGGTTTCCTGGCTTTTCCGCGCACTGCGGATAACGACAAAACCCGTCCTTTCGGTACGCTCCAGACGAAAAAAGTTACTGGCAGTCTCAGCGCCGACATGCTGATTGACCTGAAATTTACGCTGCGCAATAAGTATCGCAAAAAAGCTGTATGGGTGATGAACTCAAATACAGCCGCCTCTGCACAAAAACTGAAAAATGCCACTGGTGATTACATCTGGCGCGATCGTTTACAGGCTGGTGATCCTGATTCTCTGCTGGGGCTTCCGGTTGAATATCTGGAATTTATGCCGGACGGTGTGATTGCAGTAGGTGACTTTAAGCGCGGTTATTTCATCGTTGACCATGAAACCGGTACGCGTACCCGTCCGGATTTCAGCGAACCTGGATTCATTAACATCTATACCCAGAAATATCTGGGCGGTGGTGTGGTGGATTCGAACGCCATCAAGATTCTGGAAATTCAGGCTGGCAAGTAATGAGCAAAGGGGGCTTCGGCCTCCTTTTTCAGCTTTATGGAGTACACCGATGCAAAATACCGATTTTGAAATCCGTACATCTGAACTGACCGCCAGCGATAAAAAACTGGTGGGTTATGCCGTTCGCTGGAACAGCCTTTCAGAAATTATCTGGGACGAATTCCGCGAACAGTTCACGCCGGGGGCTTTTGCTGACTATCTGGCGGCGGGTAATGATGTGCGCTGCCTGTATGAGCATGACTATACCCGACTGCTGGGGCGCACCAAATCCGGAACACTGGTACTGACTGAGGACAACACCGGGCTACGTTTTGAACTGACACCGCCTGATACCCAGCTTGGAAAAGATGTGCTTACGCTGGTGGAGCGTGGCGACATTACAGGAATGAGCTTTGGCTTTCGCGCATTATGCGAAGAGTGGAATATCGCGCAAAAACCGTATCTGCGCACTGTTACCGCCGCAGAACTCCGTGAAATCACGATAACGTCGATGCCTGCTTATCCCGAATCCGGCGTGGAGATTGCCCACCGTTCGTTGTTTGCACAGCACCCTGAATTACGCCCGACAGGAAATAATCGTCATCGCTGGGCTGAACTGGCGGGGTTGTGATATGTGGTGGCCTTTTAGTCGTAAAAAAAGCGATCTGCGTAACCTGTCCATTGATGATTTTCTGGCGCTGTCCGGCGTACCGAATACCGGATCCGGAGAATATGTTTCTGCCGGGACGGCTGAATCATTGCCTGCTGTGATGAACGCGGTTTCTGTCATCGCTGAGGCGGTGGCCACGATGCCGTGTTATCTGTATCTGGTACGCAATGACAAGGGCAGGGAGGCGCGGGAATGGCTGGACAGTCACCCGGTCGATATTCTGCTGAATGAGCAGCCTAATTCGTGCCAGACACCTTACCAGTTTAAACGCACAATGATGCGTCACTGCCTGCTGAACGGTAACGCCTATGCGGTTATTGAGTGGGGGCGGGACGGTCAGCCAAAATCACTTCATCCTTATGCGCCGGGGTGTGTTGTACCGGAACGCACAGGCGCACACAAATACCGCTATACCATCACCGAACCCTATACAGGAACGGTACGCACGTATTTACAGGAAGAAGTCCTGCATCTCCGCTATGCCTCGGATGATGGCTTTCTGGGACGTTCCCCCGTCACGATTTGCCGTGAGGCGCTGGGGCTTGGCCTTGCTCAACAGCGTCACGGAGCCAGCATTATGAAAGATGGCATGATGGCGGCAGGGATTATCACGTCAGGCGAATGGCTGGACGGCGTGAAAGGTAAACAGGCATTAGATGCTCTGGAACGCTATAAGGGGGCGAAAAATGCCGGAAAAACGCCAATCCTTGAAGGGGGCATGGATTACAGGCAACTGGGGATGAGTAACCAGGATGCGGAATGGCTGGCCTCCCGTCGCTTCTCCATTGAAGACATTGCCCGTATGTTCAACGTGTCGCCGATTTTTCTTCAGGAATACAGCAACAGCACCTACAGCAATTTCAGCGAGGCAAGCCGCGCGTTTCTGACCATGACAATGCGCCCATGGCTGGCGAACTTCGAACAGCAAATTAAGGCCGCTTTGCTGGTGGCTTCTCCCGTACCTGGTACCCGTTATCTGGTTGAGTTTGATTCAGCCGATTTACTGCGCGCCACCCCTACCGAGCGTTACGCCACGTATGAGAAAGGGATTAAGAACGGGATCATGAATCCGAACGAAGCCCGCGAACGTGAGGGGATGCCGCCGCGCGAAGGTGGCGACGAATTCAGCCAGGCATGGAAGCAGACGGTGGAAATTAAAGGTGAAAAAGATGAGTGAAGAAAAAATTACACCTGATGAGGTCAGGGCACATCTTCGCCTTGATGACTTTTCCGGAGAAGGCGAACTTCTGAAAATGTATACCGATGCGGCGCTGGAAGCCTGCCAGAAGCATATCGGGAAACGTTTTGAAGACGGGCTGGAATTTACCCCGGCAATGCGTGTTGGTTGCCTGATGTACATCGCTTTCCTGTACGAGAACAGGGAAGCGGTTTCACCTGTGGAGCAGTCTGAACTGCCTATGGCTATTTCTGCGCTCTGGTCGGTTTATCGTGATGTAGGGGTGTACTGATGCCGTTGCAACCATTAAGGCGATGCACTGAGCCGGGCTGTAATAAGCGCGTGAAGTCCGGCAAGTGCGAAGATCACAGGCGGGCTGCATGGCGTGCAGAGGATGCCAGACGGGGACACCGCCGCGCGCGCGGGTATTCCCGACAGTGGGACAAATACCGCGCCCTGTACCTGAGCAAAAATCCGTTATGCGTGCGTTGTCTGGCTAAGGGGATTTATACGCCAGCTCTTGTGGTGGATCACATCATTCCCATCAATGGCGGCGGTGATGTTCTCTTCTGGCCTGAGTGGAACCACCAGGCATTGTGCCAGACGTGCCATAACCGTAAGACAACACGGGAAGATCCAGCCACGAAAGCGAACCGTAAGGCGGGTATGTATCGCGAGCAGGAAGAACGGGCGGCACACCGTAACGACTGGATGTATGGCGATGATGACTGAACAGGAGCAAAACAGGCTGATACGTGGACTGATAAGGCAGCGTGACTTATGGAAGACACAGGAGACAGGGCACAAAGCCAACAGGACAGGGCGCACAGAACGCACCACAGCGAAGCGATTAACCGACCGTGACCGCGAGGTCATGGAATGTTTTCGCAATCGCTGGTGAGGCCGTCAGAGGGGGTGGGGGAGGTTTTCAGGACAAAACCGTCCCTGCCGGACACCGACCGCCTCCTCAAATTTTTGTGCACGGGATTTTTTTTGAAAATAATTGGGCGAAAAAAGAACATGGCAAGACCACCAAAAGCCCCCGCTTACCTGGATGAAATCGCGGTCAGGCAGTGGAAGGAAAAATCGCGCCAGCTTTCCGGACGGGAAGACCTTACCCCCGCCGACTGGAGCAATCTGGAGCTGTATTGCGTTAACTACTCCATATACCGCAAAGCCGTCGAAGACCTTGCCACGCGCGGGTTCAGCATTGTTAACAGTCAGGGCAGCGAGAGCAGAAACCCCGCCCTGAGCGCAAAGGCTGACGCGGAAAGAATAATGATCAAAATGGCTTCTTTGCTGGGTTTTGACCCGGTAAGTCGCCGCAGAAATCCACCGGAAACAGAGGAAGAGGACGAGCTTGACCGCCTGGCATGAGTACGCAGAAGGCGTAAAAAACGGCAAAATTACGGCCTGTAAACGACTGAAACAGGCCGTTAAACGGTATTTTTCTGACCTTGAAAACCCCCTTTACACGTTCGATCCGGAGGTCGTGGAGCGGTTTATTGCCTTTTCCAGGGTGTGTCCGCACGTAAAAGGCGCAATGCGCGGTAGCCCCATTGAGCTGGAGCCGTGGCAGCAGTTCGCCTTTGCGTGCATCCTGGGCTTTAAGGTTAAGGCCACCGGACGGCGCAAATACACCAGCGCATTCATTGAAGTGCCGCGAAAAAATGCCAAATCCACGGTCGCCGCTATCCTGGCTAACTGGTTTCTGGTTATGGAAAACGGGCAGCAGGATATTTACACCGCCGCCGTGAGTCGTGATCAGGCGCGGATCGTGTTTGATGATGCGCGTCAGATGTGCCTTTTATCCCGACCGTTGCGAAAGCGGGTAAATATTCAGGCACACAAGGTGATACACCCGAAAACCAACAGCCTGTTAAAGCCACTGGCAGCAAAAGCGGCAACCATTGAAGGTACAAACCCGAGTCTTGCCATTGTGGATGAATATCACCTGCACCCTGACAACGGGGTTTATTCCGCGCTTGAACTGGGAATGGGGGCGCGTCCGGAGGGGTTATTATTTGCCATCACCACATCGGGGAGCAACGTTGTTTCAGCCTGTAAACAACACTACGACTATTGCTGCCAGATACTGGATGGTGAAGAGGTGAACGAATCCATGTTCGTGCTGATTTACGAGCTGGATGATGAAAGCGAGGTTGACGATCCGGCGATGTGGATAAAGGCGAATCCCAATATCGATGTTTCCGTCGATCGTGAAAAACTGGCCTCAACCATCCAGAAAGCGCGGGGTATTCCGTCGCAGTGGGTGGAAATGCTCACCAAGCGATTCAATATCTGGTGTCAGGGGGCCACGCCGTGGATGGGTAACGGTGCATGGGCGGAGTGCGCCGGAACGTTCGCGGAGGCGGATTTATACGGGCAGGAGTGCTACGCGGGGCTGGACTTATCATCAACCAGCGATATTTCCAGCGTGTGCTATGCCTTTCCGGTCGGTAAAAAGATTATGCTGGTTTCCCGTCACTATCTGCCGGAATTTCAGCTACAGAACCCCGCCAATAAAAACCGCGCCATCTATCGCCAGTGGGTAAAGGCGGGCTGGATACGCACAACACCGGGTGACTGCATTGATTATGACCGTATCCGTGATGACATCATGGCAGATGCAGAAAATTTCAATATCAGGCTGGTGGGCTTCGATACATGGAACGCCACGCACCTGAGGACGCAGCTACAGGGCGCAGGATTTGAGGTGGAGCCGTTCCCGCAAACATACCTTCGTTTCAGTCCGGCGGCGAAATCGTTCGAAGTTTTTGTTAACCGGAAGGTGATTGTGCATCGTGGTGATCCGGTGCTGGCCTGGTCAATGAGTAATGTTGTGATGCAGAGTGACGCGAACGCCAATATCAAGCCGAACAAGAAAAAATCATCCAACAAGATAGACCCGAGCGTTGCGGCGCTGATGGCGTTTGGCACATTCCAGGCAGAGCATGAGGAATTTGCATTCGATATGAGCGACAGCCACAAAGAGCGGCTTGCGACGTTTGATGGTGTGTAACGGAATGGATGAGAGAGGATAATGCTCATTTAATGGAATAAATTTTCAGTATTATCGGCACCCACTTTCAGGGATGTTTTTGCGGGTTATTTGAGTGGTGTTTGCGGGTTATTTTGAATGTCTTGCGGGTTACATTCTGGCTGATATTTAGATACGTTGTTTTTTAACGTATTGATATTAAAGAGTAAAAAATACTTAGCACGCGAAGATAACCCGCTAACCCGCATAACCCGCACTGTTTTGTATATATATACGAAAAATTGCATTCAGGGGGGATCGAAATTTCTACTGCCTCTTATCTCTTTGAGTGCTCACCTCGTCAGATTGTTACACACAAGAAATAAAAAATGCTTCGCGATGGTAGGTCGAATCACTGTATCAAAAAACGGTGTGTATCAGCATTAAAACAATACAGATACGTGTATTGCGCTGTGTATTGCTCGATGATTTATAAAGACTGTTTTTTCATGTTAAATGATTGATATACAGGTGATTTTAAAAAACTTGAAATATTCTTACCAAACACATGAATGTGTGGGTAACAGCAGAGTCTGCCTGGATGGACATGAT